ATAAATACAGCGAAGCAGAGCAAATAATCAAAGAACAAGTTTACGAAGCATTAAAGGAGCTATCAGAAAATGGATTACCAGCTAAATATAGCAAAGATTCTGAAACAGACGAATCTAGCTTGGACTCCACCGCCTGATTTAAAAATCTCAGATTGGGCTGATAGTTACAGAAAACTATCCCCTGAGTCATCGGCTGAAGCTGGGCAGTGGAGAACAGATAGAGCAGAATATCAGAGAGGTATTATGGATTGCTTCAATAATCCTAATATTGAACGAATCGTAGTCATGACTAGTTCCCAAGTAGGCAAAACAGAGATTTTACTAAATGCGATTGGTTACTACATGGATAATGATCCTTCTCCTATGCTTGTAGTGCAACCAACTTTAGCAATGGGACAGGCTTTTTCTAAAGATAGGCTTGCAGCTATGATTAGAGATACCGATAGGATTAGAGATCTGGTTAAAGATGCAAGAAGCAGAGATAGTGGCAACACCACAATGCACAAACGTTTTGCTGGTGGTCATATTTCTATAGTTGGAAGTAACTCTGCTGCTGGATTAGCTTCAAGACCTATACGTTGTCTGTTTATGGATGAAGTAGACCGATTTGAAGCATCGGCAGGAAGTGAGGGTTCTCCAGTATCTCTAGCTATCGCAAGAACTAAGACTTTCTGGAATAGAAAGATTTTTTTATGCTCTACACCAACTATCAAGGGATTATCAGCAATAGAATCAGCTTTTGAGGAAAGTGATCAACGTTACTACTATGTGCCTTGCCCTGAATGTGATCATGAACAAGTTTTACAATGGAAAAACGTTGTTTGGGAAGAAGACAAGCCAGAAACAGCCACTTATGCTTGCGAAGAGTGCGGATCTATCATTGAAGAGCACAAAAAGCAGTGGATGATCAAACACGGTCAATGGAGAGCTACCAAAGAATCTAGTAATGTTGCAGGATTCCATATTTCAGAGCTCTACTCAGTTTGGTCAAGTTGGGCAAGTATGGCAAAAGCCTTCCTTGAAGCTAAGAAGCAGCCAGAGACGCTTAAAACGTGGGTAAACACTGCTCTAGGTCAAACATGGGAAGAGCAAGGAGATTCGGTAGAATACATGGGATTACTGGATCGCAGATTAAATTACGATATTGAGAATATTCCAGACGATGTGCTAATTCTTACTGCAGGAACTGATACTCAGAAAGATCGTTTAGAGGTAACTCTTTGCGGATGGGGTGAAGATTATCTCTGTTACGTTATAGATCACAGAATATTTTGGGGAGATCCTAACGCTCCACAAGTTTGGGCTGAATTAGATGATTTTATAAAACAACGCTTCAAAACCGAATCAGGAAAAGTTTTAAATGTTTCTTGTTGCACCATTGACTCAGGTGGACATCATACCAACGCTGTTTATGCTTTTACTAAGCCAAGACAAGGTAGAAGAGTTTTTGCAATCAAAGGAAGCAATCAAGCTGGTAAACCTATAGCTAATAGACCTACTTTCGTTGGTAAGAATAAGGCTGTTCTTTACACTATTGGAACTGATACAGCAAAAGAAGCTATTTTTTCCAGATTAGTTGCTGATTTTGAGAATTGTAATCTTTATTTCTCTCATACGGTGGATGAAGAGTATTTCAAACAGCTTACAGCAGAAAAAAGAGTCACTAAGTTTGTTAGAGGAAGAAAATCTTTAGTCTGGAAGCAAATACGGGAAAGGAATGAAAGTTTGGACTGCTTAGTTTACAATTTTGCAGCTATTTACATCCTAAACCCAAATTTCAAACTCATATCATCAAAAATAGGTGAAAAACCTACGTTAAATCAGGAAAATAGGCAAAAAAAGCCAAAATTTGTAAAAACTAAGGGAAATTTTGTAAATTCTTGGAGATAATTTGTTCAAAAAGTGTTAAGGTAAGCTAGTAAAAATCTATTTTTTAGAGGATTCAGCTATTGAGCAACATATTTGATAGAGCTAACTATCCTTCCCAAGAGCCAGAAATATTAGTTGTAGGTGATTTTTGGGTTTGGAGAAGAGACGACTTAGCATCCAATTATCCAACTGATTCTTATTCATTAACTTATGAGTTTCACGGTAACTCTGGTGGTGGCGGTTCGCATCAATTCACTATAACTGCTACAGAAGCAGACGATACTTATTTTATAGAAGTGCCTTCAGCTACGACTGCTAGTTATCTTGCTCACGACTATTCATGGGATGCTTACATAACTAGAACTTCTGATTCAGAAAGAATTAGGGTTGATTACGGTCATGCAACTATAGTTTTAAATCTTGCTGATACTAATGCAGATACAAGATCTCATGCTAAGAAAGTTCTTGATGCTATTGAAGCGGTAATTGAGGGAAGAGCAACTATAGATCAAAGCTCAATGAGTATTGCTGGTAGATCATTATCAAGATTATCTATTGATGAACTCTTATTGTTTAGAGATAGATACAAAGCTGAATATTTAAAAGAATTAAAACTTGATAGGATTAGAAACAAAAAGGGAAGCGGTAACACAATAAAAGTTAAGTTTGGATCTAGTCAAAGTATAAACCCAACATCGTACACATAAAATGGCTTGGTATAACAGAATATTCAACACTTCAACTAAAAAACCAACGGTAAAACAACGATTTAAGAGAGGTTATCAAGCAGCAAGCACTGGAAGATTGTTTGCTGACTTTATGACTAGCTCAACTTCTGCTGATGCCGAAATCAAAGACAATTTAAGAGTTATTAGAGATAGGGCTAGAGATCTAGCAAGAAATGACTCCTATATTGGTAGGTATCTTAATCTTATGGTTAGCAATATCATTGGTAATCATGGTGTTAGAGTTTCATCTAAAGGAAGATATGAAGATTCTGGAAATTTAGATGTAGTAGGCAATCAGATTATTGAGCAAGCATGGAAGGATTGGGGTAAAAAGGGAAATTGTACTCAAAACGGAAGATTATCCTTTTTAGATTGCCAAAAGATAGCTATAGAGTCTCTTTTTAGAGATGGAGAAGTTTTAATTAGAACAGTACAAACTTCTAAATCTCCTTATGGATTTCAAATTCAATTTTTAGAAGCAGATCATTTAGACGAAGATCTAAACGACTACAACAAGCAAAACGGTAACAAAATTAAAATGGGTGTAGAGGTTGATCAATACGATAAGCCAGTTGCTTATCATTTATACAGAGATCATCCTTACAACAAAGACTATATGAACGATAAGGAAAGACTTAGAGTTCCAGCAGACGAAATATTACACATCTACATGCCACAAAGAGCAGAGCAAACTAGAGGTATCAGCCCTATTGCTAATGTTATGAGCGATGTAAAAATGCTCAATGGCTATCTTATGGCTGAGATTACTGCTGCTAGAGTGGCAGCATGTAAGATGGGATTCTTTACTTCTCCAGATGGTGACGGTTATGTTGGCGATAGTGAATACGAAGATTTCTACAATCCAGTGACTTCAGCAGAGCCAGCAACTTTTGAACAGTTGCCAGCAGGTATGACTTTTCAAGAATTCTCACCAACACATCCTACAACTGCTTTTGATCCATTTATTACCAGTGTTTTAAGAAGTATCGCTTCAGGATTGAATATTTCTTATCATGCTTTAAGCAACGATTTAACATCCGTGAATTATTCTTCTATTAGGCAAGGTGCTTTAGAAGATAGATCAATGTTTATGCTTTATCAGCAGTTTATTATTGATCACATGATTGATCCTATTTATCAAAAATGGTTAACTAACGCTATTGAGTTTGGAGCTATCAATTTACCTATTGGTGTAATAGATAGATTCTCCAGAGCAGTTAATTACATACCTAGATCTTTCAGTTGGATTGATCCTTTGAAAGAAATGCAAGCAAACGTTTTAGGATTACAGAATGGAACTATTACCTATTCCGATATCTCTGCTTCTTATGGTAGAGATACTGAGGAATTATTTGAACAACATCAAAAAGAGATAGAGTTAGCTAAACAATACGGAATAGAGCTTGCTTATCAGCCTTTTGGTCAAAAACTTCCAGTAGAAGCAAACATTCAAGGTGGTGACGATGGCGATACCAACTAAAGGAATGAAAGAAGAAGCTCAAAGGGGCTTGGACTGGAGAAAAGAGTTTGGGAGAGGTGGCACTAGAATTGGTGTTACCAGAGCAAATCAAATCGTGAATGGAGACAATTTATCAGACGATACAATTAAGAGAATGTATAGTTTCTTCTCTAGGCATGAGGTAGATAAACAGGGCGAAGGCTTTTCTCAAGGAGAGGATGGCTACCCTAGTAATGGCAGGATCGCATGGGCTCTATGGGGTGGAGATGCAGGTTTTGCATGGTCAAAAAGGTTGGTGCAACAAATGGAAGATGATAGAGCTTTAGAAATAGAGGATGAAAACATGGAAAAAGAAGATAGACATATCATTAATGTTACTGAAACGGATGAAAGCGTAGTAGTTGAATTCGCTAAAGAACATGAAGATGAAGAAGATCAAATAGAAGAATCTTCATACAATGATGAAGAAGAAGAAAGAAAGGTTGTTGAAATGCCTATGAAGTATCGTAGCATTGATCTTTCCAGAGCTTCTTATATTGATGAAGAGGAAAGAAGGGTTCGCATTGGTGTATCCAGTGAAGAGCCAGTTGAAAGGTCTTTTGGCTTAGAAGTTCTAAGTCACAAAGCTGAAGATATAAATTTTGAATTTATAAATTCAGGAAGAGCTCCTTTATTGTTGGATCACAATATGAATCAACAAATAGGAGTCATAGAAGAGTTTGCACTTGACGAGAAGCAATCAAGAACAGTTGCTATAGTCAGATTCGGAAAATCTGCTCTTGCCCGTGAAGTGTTTCAAGATGTAGTAGACGGAATTCGTATGAATATATCCGTAGGCTACAAAGTAGATAGGTTGGATCGCTCCAAAGATGGTGATAAGGTTGTTTATAGAGCTGCATGGACTCCATTAGAAATTTCTAGTGTTTCTATACCAGCAGATCAGAGTAGGCTTGTCGGTGTCGGAAGATCCGAAAATAAAAATAAAATTAATCATAAAATTGAGGTAAAACAAATGTCAGATAATGTAAATTTAGACGATGTAAAAGCTCAATCTGCTGAAGAAGTGAAAGCTGAACTCAAAAGAAACTCAAAAGAGATTTTTGAATTAGCATCAAGACACGGAAAAACAGATTTAGCTTCAAAATGTATTGCTGAACATATGACTATAGAAGAATTCAGAGGTGTATTGTTGGACGAAGTTGCTAACGATAAGCCGCTTGAAACACCTAAAGAATTAGGTATGTCTCCTAAAGAAGTCAGACAGTTTAGCTTATTAAGAGGAATTAACGCTTTAGCAAATCCTTCAGACAGAGCCGCTCAAAAAGCTGCTGAGTTTGAGTTTGAGTGTTCTGCTGAAGCTGCAAAACTATACGGAAGAAACTCACAAGGTTTAATGCTTCCACCTGAAGTACTTCGTAGCTGGAATCAGAGAGATCTTAACACTACAGACGACGCTGGTTTAGTTGGTGAAGATTTCAGAGGTGGCGATTTTGTGGATTCTCTCAGAAACGCTTCATCCGTTATGTCTGCTGGGGCAACCATGCTTCGTGGGCTTTCTGGTGACGTAAAAATACCAAAGAAAACTGCTGCTTCTACTGCTGCTTTTGTATCAAGTGAAGGTACTGCGGTTGCTGAGTCAGAAATGACTATTGGTTCAATCACAATGAGCCCAAAAACTCTAGGTTGTTTCACAGACGTGACTAGACAACTTTTAGTTCAAAGTTCATTGGATGTTGAAAACTTGATCAGAAATGATATTGCACAATCTATGGCTCTTGCTATTGACTTAGGTGCTTTAGAGGGATCAGGTGCTTCAGGTAACCCAACTGGTATTAAAAACACTTCTGGTATCAACACTGTAACTTTTGCTGGTGCTAACCCAACATGGGCTGAAACAGTAAACATGGAATCTCAGGTTGCAGTTGACAACGCTTTAATAGGTAACCTTTCTTACATTCTAAGAGCAGACGATTACGGCTCTCTTAAAACAACTGAGAAAGCTACAAATACAGCTCAGTTCATCGTTGATAGAGACGGTAGAATCAATAACTATGGTGTTGTTGTTTCTAACCAGCCAACTTCAGGTGATCACTATTTTGGTAACTTCTCAGACCTTCTTATTGGTCTATTTGGTGGAGTTGAACTAATTGTTGATCCTTACACTAACAGTTCTTCTGGAACAGTTAGAGTTGTTGGAATCCAAATGATAGACGTTGCAGTTAGAAATGCTGTTAGCTTCTGTCTTGGTAACGACGGTTAATGTTAACTACTAAAAATGGTGGGGTTAAAAGCCCCACCTTTTCTAAAGAAATGAAGAAATATTTAATCTTAAGAGATACTATTGCAAACAAAGAAAGAGTTAGAGCAGGAGATATTGTTGAATTAGATGATGCAACAGCATATCAATTAATTTCTTGCAAAAAAGCTGAACTCTATAAAGAACAGCCTAAACCTAAAAAAGCTAACAGAAGCGTAGGTTTAAAAAAATCAGACACACCTAAGATCAAGAAAAGAGCTAAGTAATGGCTGTAGAGTTTGATCGTGACTTTGATGGATATTTGGATGCAGATTTTGGGCATGGAATATCTGCAAGCTATACTCCTTTAGGGGGTTCGGCAACGACAATCAAAGTTGTAATGGATCAACAATATTACTCAATCCCCACTGAAACAGTAGAAATAGAAGGTAGTCAGCCTATGGCTCATGCAAAGGCAACGGATGTACCTAACGCTGGTCATGGAGATACTTTAGTTGTAGATGCTGTAACAAATTTAGACGGTACTACAATTAAGGCTCAAACTACTTATAAAGTTATAAACGTACAGCCAGATAATACAGGAATAGTGGTTTTGGTACTTGAGGAGCAATAATGGCAAATCATGTACGTCAACAAATAAGAGAGCAGGTAGGAACTACACTAACAGGCTTAACAACTACTGG